TGGTAATGAAGCGCTTCCTAATTGCTCTTATCATCATTGCTCTCGCTCCTTGGTTTATTGGTTTCTTTATAGGATTTGCACATGGCTTCTAATACCTTTTCTGTATTTGTTCGGAACGCTGATGGTGGTATCATTGAGTTCTTTGACCTCAATAAGACAGATGCCCTAAAGCTGGTCAAGGAGATGAAGGATGATGGGTTTACGGAGCTTGATATGGTTCCAACATTCAACACTCCTTACTTTACAGACAATGTCTTAGCAAAGGAAGAGGAAGATGGAATCCTCGAATAACGACAATGTCGTTAGCCTAGCTGAGTTCCGTCAGAAGAAGATGGAACCAAAGATGAAAAGGACAAGGCATCTCGAAAGCTTTGTTGAGGCTTACCATGAGGCTGGTCCAGAAGCAACTGATGTGTTCAATAAGACAATGATGTTGCTCAGAGCATATGGTTTTGAGACAGAAGACTTTGACAGAAAGGATGTCTTGCTGTTGAGGGAAGCCATCTTTTCCATTATACTACGGTATAGGGAAGAACATCATCCTCTACATTCGTTTGTAGATGAATTTGATAAATACTTTAACAGACTTGAATTTTTTCTGGATTCTGAGTGGCATAACGCTGACGAAGATGACTATGATGATCCAGATGATGAAGGACCAAACCAAACATGATTATTGTTGACCTAAACCAGGTTATGATTTCTAACCTGATGATGCAGCTTGGTAACCATACGGATGCCAAGATTGAAGAGGCTCTTGTCCGTCACATGGTCTTGAACGCCATCCGATCATACAAACAAAAGTTTGGTGAGGAGTATGGCGAGATTGTTATTGCATGTGACGATAAGAACTATTGGCGTAGAAAGATCTACCCATACTACAAAGCCAACCGAAAGAAGGCTAGAGAGGAATCTGATATTGATTGGACCTCGATCTTCGAGTGCTTCAATAAGATTCGGGAAGAGCTGAAGGAGTACTTTCCATATCGAGTCCTAAAGATCGAGACGGCAGAAGCAGATGATATTATCTCAGCCCTTGTTCACCACAATGGTTCATTGCTAATGACAGGCAGTGCAGAAAAGATTCTTATCCTCTCTGGGGATAAGGACTTCATCCAGCTTCAGAAGTTTGTCAACGTCACTCAGTACGATCCGGTCCGTAAGAAGTTTATCTCTCATAAGAATCCTGAGTTATATCTCAAGGAACATATTATGAGGGGTGACTCTGGTGATGGTATTCCTAACTTCCTATCAGGTGATGATTGTTTCATCTCTGGTACTAGACAGAAGCCAGTTCGCCAGAAGAGTCTTGACCAGTGGGTCAAGCATTCTAATCCAGAAGACTTTTGTGACCAAAACATGCTCCGTGGCTATAAGAGAAACGAGGCACTAGTAGACCTATCGAAGATTCCAGGTGAGGTCTATAAGAATATTCTTGCTCAATATAATGAGCAAGAAGGTAAGAAGAAAGCAGACCTACTTAATTACTTTATCAAATTCAAGTTAAAAAACTTAATGGAACATATTGGAGAATTCTAATGAACAGTAACGTATGTGATGTGTTTGAAGTTGCCTGCCGCTATAAGACGAAGCAGGAAAGAGCTGATGTCCTAAAGGCAAATGATTCGTTTGCTATGAAGAGTGTTCTTCAGCTAGCCTTTCATCCTAATGTAGCAGCAGCTTTGCCAGAAGGAGCACCTCCTTATAAGCCAGTGCCTGAGAACCAGTACGATTACCATCGTGGTTACCTCCATGCTGAATCACGTAAGATGGGTTACCTAGTTGACCAGCCAGGTCAGAACCTCAACAAGATTAAGCGTGAGAATATATTCATTACTATTCTAGAATCCCTTCCTGGTCCTGAAGCATTAATGTTGATTGCTGCCAAGGACAAGAAACTACATAAGCTGTATAAGGGAATCACAGCTGATGTTGCTAAGTTAGCATTCCCTGATATCCTACCGGATGATGTTAAGTAAGAGGTTTATAGTTCCATGACGATCAAGAAGTATTCTCGTAACCAGCGCTTTGAGGATTATGAGGACCGCCCATCTAAACCAAAGCAGAAGGACCGTAGTGAGAAGCATATTCGTAATGCTTTAAGAGGCCACGATCTTGACACGCTAAAGAGACTTTCAAGTGAAGACATGGAAGAAGACTTGTTTGATGATTACGACTTAGACTATAGGCGCTAATAATGATAGAACAATATGCAATCCACATTCTCTGGTTTTTTATGAGTTGTGTATTTGGTACCTGGATGTATTTCCAAGGTGCAACCAAGGGCACACTCGCCGGGGTCAGTGCAGCCGTAATTTTTATGACAGTGAATGGTAAAAAAAAGGAAGCAGAAAAATTTATTGAATTTGTCAATAATCTTACAGGCAAAGATTTCAAGATAGATAAATAAACATATGCCTACATACACATTTGAAAACACCCTTACGGGTGAGGTCCATGAGGAGTTCATGTCAATCTCCGCACGAGAAGAGTACCTCGTTGCCAATCCTCATTTGAAGACCATTATCACACAGGCTCCGCCCATCGGAGATCCAATACGCCTCGGCCTTAAAAAGCCAGATGCTGGGTTCCGTGACGTCCTTAAAAATATAAAATCCCATCATAAGAGGTCCAACGTCAACACATGGTAACAAAGGGTAGTACTCAATGCCAAACAAAGCTAAGAAGAAACTTCGACTAGCAGTTAACGGTAACCAACATCAGCAAGGAGTCAAGCTACATCAGATATATCCAATAACAAAAGCGCAACAGAAAGTATTTGAATCATTCTACAAATCTCATTTACTACTACACGGTATCGCAGGCACTGGAAAGACGTTCGTCAGCCTCTACCTCGCTCTAAAAGAAGTTATAGAGCATAAAGCGTTCAAACGTATTGCAATAGTCCGCAGTTGTGTTCCAACAAGAGATATAGGCTTCATGCCAGGAACACTAGAAGAAAAATTAAGCGTATACGAGCAACCATATAGAGAAATCATTAATTGTCTAACCCAAAGAGTTGATGGGTACGACCTACTTAAAGAGGCTGGCGTAATTGAGTTTATGTCAACATCGTTTATAAGAGGTCTTACATTAGATAACACAATCATCCTTGTAGACGAAATCCAGAACATGACATTTGGTGAACTTGATTCAGTCATTACAAGAGTGGGTGACTATTCCAAGATCATCTTCTGTGGTGACTATAGACAGACAGATCTCCAGTCAACAAAGGATAAGTCTGGCCTAAAGGACTTTATGAAGATCTTAAATACTGTCGCAGATGTTGACTATATTGAGTTTTTGGTGGATGATATAGTGAGATCAGGATTTGTTAAGAAGTATATCATTGCCAAGACTGAATTGGGATTTGGATAGGTAAGCTTCTGAAGCTAAAATGTGCATAGCATAAATATCCTTTACTAGCACTATAACTATCACGGATTCTAATATGTCAGACCCAGAACAGTCCATTATATTTCCAATCGCAACTGTTGTTAACAGCAACACCACGGATTACAAAGTTTGTGGTAATCCTGATTTGGTTGAGCGTGTTGACATTCAGTCCAAATTACATGGTGTACAAACATGGGTATATGGTTATGTTGATCCAACGACAAACACATATATCCATTCCCACGAAATGGAATTTAAGAAAGGTAACTTCCTATGAGATATTATGGACTAAAACAAGTTGATAACATAAACCTTATGAGGTATGAAGGTGTTACTAATCAATTCATATATTCACTTCCAATGTCATACTCAAACAGCGTCTTTAAAGCAAGATCAGATATTTTGTACATTTGTGAAGGTTCTGGGCCCATAACTGTAACAGAGTGCCAAACAAATAGTGACTTAGTAGGTTTTACATATCAGCCTGGCACAGCATATGTGCCAGAAAATGTATTTGGTAATAACATTGTTAAGCTAGAGAGTGGTAATGCTGTCCCAGTATTAACAATGGTTACATTTCGCGGACAATCCAACAATTATGCAACTGACGTTACAACTATTACAGTTAGTGGGTCGTATGCTATCCCCCCTAATACCTATGCTGTAGTGGTAGAAGGAACAATAACTGTATCCAACACCACGGTTGACTCTAATGCAGATCTCTACATTCTTGGTATAAGAGAGGAAGAGAGAACAGTTGAAGGTAACGGTAAGTTGATTACATTTAAGGTTGTATAAGAACCAAAATATATTATGGCAATGTTGTATGCTATCGGTGACAGCTTTACCTACGGGTTCAATTTCAAAGTAGAACAAGAAAGGACTGAGTCAGTTTGGCCTAGACAGCTAGCTGACCTCCTCTCTTTGCCATATAAGAACCTATCTGTTCCTGGTGGCAGCAATTGGAGGATGGCTAGGTTAGTAGCGACGCTGCCCCTAACACAAGATGATATTGTTATCATAGCTCTATCTGATAACCAGAGGTTTGAGTTTGGTGTCAACCTAAATCACAAACCCCCAGCACCAAAGTTGCCAGGTGACATTAATGAAGTGGATGGTAATCTTGTAACCAAGAGATTCTTTAGCGCTTTGTCTGAAAGAACAGTAGATGAAAAAGCAAAGGCTCTAACAGATTTAACATTTGGCCCATTCTTCAATAAAATGTGGTTTAACCAAATGCATATAGTCATGTGCTTAGCTATTACTCATAGGTTGCAAACAATAGGTTGCAAGTGGTTAATGTTTGATGCATGGAACATGAATCCAAGAATTGACATACCAAATTATATTTTTCCAAACTCAACGATGTATGATAACGTAGTACAAAGAGAGAAGGATGAGATGATGCGGTACTGGACCAAAGAAGAGCATACTCAGATAGCTAAGATTGTTTACGACAAACTTAACAACAGCCAAAACAATGAATACGAAATTTACAGTGCAAATACAAATTTAGATTGGTATTATTAATGAGCAGAATAAACTTTGATGTAAAAATAGATAATTACAAATTTGACAAACTTGAAAGAATTGATGGTGAGCCAAGACAGTATGTGTTACCAGATGGGGCAAAAGTTCCATCCGTTACTTCTGTTACAGGCCTGACTACAAAAGACAGTATCCAGAAATGGCGGTCCCGAGTTGGCGAACAAGAAGCAAATAAGATATCTAGAAAGGCCTCTGGTAGAGGGACTGTAGTTCACAACCTAGCGGAAAAGTATATTCTGAATGATGATAAGTTTGGCGCCCTTTATCAAAAGGCAATGCCAGATGCTAAAATTCTATTCCACAAGTTGCGCGATTCCCTAAACGAAAATGTAACTGAAATCCGAGCGCTAGAAACCCAGCTATGGTCGCCGTATCTAAAGGTAGCTGGTACAGTAGACTGTATTGGTATGTATGATGGTGAACTTAGTGTTATTGACTTTAAGACGTCTAGCAAATCCAAGAATGAAGACTGGATTCAGCACTATTTTATGCAAACAGCTGCCTATGCCTGTTCTTGGTATGAGCTTACAAATGAGCCCATAAATAGTCTAGTAGTTATGATAGCAAATGATGAGGATAATAAACCTCAAATATTTAGAAAGACTACATATCAGTATCTAACATTATTTAAGCAGGCTAGAGAAGCTTTCTATAAGCATTATGGCTTTTAATATGGTAAACCTGCAGTAGACACATTTATCATATCTTAAAACAGTCAAGAATTAGGAGTACAACCTATGAGCTTCTACGGTAAAGCAACACTCGAAAATGTATTTTTTGTCCATAAGACAAAAATAGCTGCCAACGAAACCCACCGCTTTGGCGGAGCCCAGGCCCATATCGCCTACAGCGTCACTGGTGAACAAGTGCCAGTTGCCCTTCACGAAAGTGGTGTTGGGATTATTCAAGCAGGCGCCAACGAGGTTGTGTCGGTAATTCTAATGGGCACAAAGAAGGATGTACCTCCAGTAATTACTAATTTGGTACTAGTTGATGTTACTGATTCTGTAACACTTGCCTCTGATGCCTATGGTATTGTTCTTGAGGGATCTGTTACAGTCGACGGTGCTGTATTAGATGCTGAAACAGCCATACACATTGTTCAACCAGGTTCAGTTGTAGCTGGTTCTGGTAAGCTTGCAACATTCACCATCGTACAAGCATAATGAGAGATTTGCCCGAAGGATTCCCTCTTGCAACTCTTAAAGCGACAGGCCAACTAACTAATATTGGCAAAGTGCAGATTGTTTTTCCTAATGGGCATAAGACAGAAAAAGCTGTTAGGAAAATAATGATGGGCTTGTTTGTAGGGGAACAAAAATTGGTTGATATTGAAACAATAATTATTCCTTTTGGTAAAGTTGTCTAATGCTTACAAGCCATATAATTACTTTTAATGGACTTCGTATATTACAAACACATCATCTTAAAAACACTTATATTGAGTTTGATGATGATGTCTTCTTTACATGTCTTCCATTAGTTAGTGGAATAACAATTGAGATGTGGGATAACTGTGGTGAGTATAATGGGATTTACGGTCCGGGAACTTTTTTAGATCTTAGAAGTATAAGTCACTTGCGTCCTAGAAGAGCTCTTATACATGAATCCGGATTCACATTATGCATGTCGACACCTAAAGTTATCAACCCCCAACTGCATTATATTAATGTAGCTGATTATGTTCTTCAACCAAACACCAAGGTATTAGTGATAAGTGGTGGTGTTACATTTGAAGAAAACGGTAAGCAGAAGCAGGCAAGTATGTTTAATTTGATAAACAAAAGACCGTATGGGTTAAATTTAGTTGGCAAAGCAGAACTAATACTGATTTCATAGGAGTTATCAAATGAGGCTACAAATCGAAGGTGGAACAGAAATACACCAGAGGCATTGTAGACAATTTGCTAGATTCTTCTCTAATAGATTCTTTTCTAAAGCACTCAACAAACAAATTACCGTTAGACTGAAGATTGTTAGAAAGCCAGAAATTAAATATGGCGATGAGTGCGGCCATGTTGAATGGATGGATAACAACAGACAACCAAGACGGTTCACCATCTGTATCAATACACCACCTAGGGTATCACTAAAGTATATTATTAGTACCCTTGCCCACGAAATGGTTCATGTTAAACAGTTCGTTAAGAATGAACTAATTGACCTTCCGTCAACAGACTTCAATGTATCTGTATTTAAGAATAAGAAGTATAATCTTAACCGCGTAGCCTATTTTGACCAACCTTGGGAAATTGAGGCTTTCGGTCGCGAGCGCGGCTTAACAAGAGAATACCTCGAGAAGGTCAAGTTAGCTAAAAAATTATTAAAGCGCCCTGTTGACTTCTAGTCTAAAGTAGCCTACAATATGCCCTACTTGATAAGTGTGATGTCAAGTATTTGTTAAGTTAGTTAAATATGGAGTTATTAAAATGAATACTACTAAGACACGCGTTGTTGAAGTTCTCGAGAAGAACCGCAATGGTTTGACCCTCGCTCAGCTTCAGAAGAAGGTTGGTTCCGGTGCAGCTGCTCGCGTTAGCGAAGCTCGCTTTGCTGGTTTCCCAATCTACTCGAACCGTAAGACGTTTGCCAATGGCCGTACGTCGACCGTTTACCGTCTCGGTAAGCCTTCCAAGCGCTTCACGCGTAACATGAAGGCCGGTCGCACTGAGATCGCCGTTCGCTCGCTCTACACCCGCGCTGCCTAATTCCCAATAGGCACTAGAGTATGGGAGGGGGCTAGGTTCTCTAGCCCCCTTCTTTTTATGACAACAATAGATTTACCTTTCAACTATCCTTACGGTGAACCTGACCCACATATGAAGTGGCATACAAGGTTCATTGGTTTAGCCGTTCATGTTGCTCAGTGGTCGAAGGACCCATCAACTAAGGTTGGTGCTGTCATTGTTGATAGTGAACGCAGAGTTGTCTCTCTTGGTTACAATGGTTTGCCAAGAGGTGTATGTGACCATGACCACATACTAAATAATAAAGAACTTAAACTTCAGGTTGTTAAGCATGCTGAAGAAAATGCTATCCTCAATTCCCTTTTACGGCCGGCTGGTTGTACAATCTATGTTACTCACCATCCTTGCGCTTCTTGTGCTGGTAGTATCATTCAGTCTGGCATTACTCGCGTTGTGTTTCCTTCTGTTCCTCTGGATAATACTTTTTCTAAGAGATGGGAAGAGTCCATCAGACTCGCTCAAACAATGTTCAAAGAAGCTGGTGTAGAGGTACTAGAAGCATGATTGATTTAGATCAAAGAGTTACTGTTAATAACTTTCAGACAGCAATCGAAAGTTGTGTTCATAAGAAGGGTATGGGTTACCTAGAGGCAATCATGTGGTATTGTGAACAACATAATATCGAGATTGAAGCTGTTGCCTCTCTAATCAAAAAGTCGGAAGCTATCCGAACAAAGCTTGAAGCTGAGTGTGAAGACCAAAACATGATCCAGAGGCAACCAAAGCTACCCCTATGAGAATTACCTGCACAAATAAAATAAACCCTAAGTTGCGCAAGCATGTTGTTGCCGTGACGCGTTTTACTGTTGACCAGATCTTTACCAAAAGACAAAGAGACAAGCTTGAGTCAATTAGTATTAGAATTGATAAGTCACTAAGCAACGGTACCATCCATGATGTCGATGCTGTTCCATTAGCCTATATGGATGCCCACATCGATGACTTTAACGAAAGGCAGGGTCCAAGAAACTTTATTATTTGGATTAACCCCTTCTTTGCTAAGAAGAACATTACTAGGTTTACCAAGGCAACATTCTTAGAAACAATTGTCCATGAAACTGTTCATATTAGACAGGCACTTACTGGCCAGATGAAGCAAGTGTATAGAAATGGCGATATGATGATTAAGTTCCATAAGAAGTACTATAAGATTGACTCTGTCGAGAAGTACTGGTTGTTCCCATGGGAAGTTGAAGCAAGAGGTTATGAGAAGGGTGTTCTCAATCTCTACTGCATTAAGAATCAATGCTACAATGAGTTTCCTGATCATCCCTTGAAGTAATGTACACTCTTGGTGTTAATCTATCTCATCACTCATCAATAGCACTTCTTAGAAATAATGAAGTGCTTTTGTTTATACACGAAGAGAGATTGAATAGAGACAAATACCATAGAGGTGTGCCATATAAGTCTCTTGACTTAATTAAAAACTATACTAACAAGATTGATAGTGTAATTCAGGTCAGCGGTTCTCCTGAAAATCTCAGAACAATAATCAAGCACCTAGCTGACCAAAATGTTGGTGTAACTACTTCCAGAAATGATAGTAGTCTTCACCATATGTCACATGCAGCTGCTGGTTTCTTTATGTCGCACTTTGATGCTGCTACTGTTGTAGTTATTGATGGTGCTGGAGCACTGTATAGGCTCAATCAATCAAAGGTCAGAATATCGGAAACGACATCAGTATACGATGCTAGATTTCCACAAATCGTGTGTACGGATAAACACTTTGTCATCGGTCTCTATGATAAGAAGCCTTTAGTATATACAGAAGATGATAAAAAAGCATTTAGATCTAGATTCAAAAGTTCAAGAGTCAGTGTAACAGAAGCGCTTGATATTGGATGGAAGTATGCTGAGGTAACATCTAGCATTGGGTTTGGTACATTTGGTGAAGGTAAGACAATGGGCCTATCAGCATATGGACATAAGCCTACAACAGATCAAAATGTTAAGAAGGCTTACAATATTCAGAAAGACCTTGAAGGTGTTTTTGTTGACCTAGCTAGCAAAATTAAAACAGACAATCTTGTGTTAAGTGGTGGATGTGCCCTAAACATTCTTGGCAATTCACTAATTAAGAAGACATACCCCAACCTCAATGTATTTGTTGATCCAATAGCGGCAGATGGTACAGTAGCTCTTGGAGCAGCGGCTTATGAATACTATACTAAGACTAAGGATATAAATAAATTAGTATTTGGTTTATACCAAGGTCCATCATACAATCTTGAGAAAAATTACATTTATGAATGTGCAAGAAAATATTCAGTATAGTGATGTAGCTAAGCTATTAGCTGATAGGAAGATTGTAGCATTATTTCAAGGCAGATCTGAAAGCGGTCCAAGAGCACTTGGCAATAGATCAATGCTCTATACACCCACTGATCTCAATGGTAGAGATCACGTTAATAAGATCAAAGGCAGAGAGTACTTTAGACCACTAGCTGCATCAATGATGCTAGAGCATGCAAATGATTGGTTTGATATGCTTGGCATTCCTGAATCACCTTATATGACATTCTCTTTCACTTGCAAAGAAGATAAGAAGGATATCATTCCATCTGTAATTCATGTCGATGGATCTTGTAGAATACAAACTGTTACAGAGCAGCAAAACTTCCACTACTATAACCTCATCAAAGCATTCTATCAGTTGACTGGTGTGCCAATGATACTAAACACCTCATTGAATCTTGGTGGTGAGCCTCTAGTAGAAACAATTGATGATGCCTTCAAGACATTTGCAAAGTCTAAAATAGACTATCTCTACCTACCTGAGCTAGAGTTGCTTGTTTCCAAATGAGCTACTATACACTAGCAATATCATCATCCAATCACGATTCATCTATCTGTCTACTTAAAGACAGTGAGATAGTTGTTGCCTTTTCTTGTGAAAGAACTAATAGGATGAAGCACACCCAAAGGGTGGAGCAGTGTGATATTAATGTAATTGCAAAATACACTAGAACTGTTGATAAGTTGGTCCTTATCAATGTCCATGCAAAGTATGAAAAGTATCCAATGTTCAATGCCTTTGAGGTATCAGAAACAGTAGAGAGCTTACTAAGGAAAGTAAGGAACGCTGGAATACAGTGTAAAAGGACAGTTGTTGATAATGCCCAACATCACCTCTACCATGCTGCCGCCGGATACTACACTTCTGGCCTCGATGATGCAATCTGTATTATTATTGATGGCTTTGGTTCAGCAGAGCAGCATGAAGATGTTTCATTTGCAGAAACAACTTCCATCTTCTATGCTAAAGATACTTTTGAGACTCTCCATAAGCAAATCTTATATAAATTTGAATCATCAAAAAAGACAGGATGGGACAATCAAAAACTATCCGATAAGAAGAAGTCTTATAGGTTTCCTGTTACAATCACTACGCATTTTGACATTGGCAAGATGTATGGCACAGTGACCAGACATATTGGATTCTATACTGTCGATGCTGGTAAGACGATGGGCTTGTCGGCCTACGGAAAACCAAACAACTTACCACCCATGCTTGTAGATGATACAATTATATCCAATAGCAATTTGTTTAGATATGACAGCCATATAGATGTTCAATGCTATCCTGAACTCGATAACCTTGATGACCAAACCAAAAAGAACTTGGCATACAATGTTCAGAAGGCTCTTGAAAAGATATTTGTAGAAAGAGTTGCATCTGCATTAAGAATCAAGTATAGTAATAATGTAATACTTGGTGGTGGTTGTGCTCTTAACATCTTAGGAAACTCTGAGGTCAAGAAACACTTTCCTAACATCAATGTGTATGCTGAGCCAATCGCAGCTGATGCTGCCCAATCAATTGGAGCCGCGCTACATCATTACAAATTGGAATTTCCTAATACAAAGTTCAAGAAGATAGATAATGTATACTTTGGACCCCATTACGAACTTCCAGACGTTAAGCAGAGTCTTATTCAACTAGTGGAGCAATACAACAATGAGTCTACTCTATAGATCGTCTGCAATTGGTACCAAGGTTGCTGAGCTTGTTGTCAATAGTAGCGACATCGTTTGCGTCCTGACTGATAAGACAAGTAAGACGGCTATGACGGTCGTCTGTATGACGATTCCTCAAGCCGAGCGTTTGATAGAGCAATTTCTACATCCTAAAAAGTCCTACTAGAATCAATAGGTTACAACACCGCGTTTTCGGATGAAGAAAACACGTTTTCCTTTAGAATCAATAGGTTACACGTTTCGAGGTCGTCTAGTAGGTGTAGAAGTGTATGATTGGCGCGTCGCTAGCCCAATATTCGTATATACGCGTCAAAACGCGCTCTTTAAAAACACTTTCAAATCAATGAGTTATAACTCCTTGGAAATCAAAGGGTTATGGTCAATTTTGTAACCCCTTGATTTTTGATGTTGTACTATTCTACCGTTCGCGTATAGTGGCCGCATGTTTGAGATGAATGAGGTTTTGAATGCCTAGAGGTGTTCCCAAGAACGGCTTCCGGATGACCAAGCGTCGTCGGAACCAAGGTGTTGCTGCCAAGCCTGCTCTTACTCTTACTAAGAGTGTAGAGACGGTTTCGCAGATCGAAGAGAAGCTCAATGACCGCTTCAACGCGCTTGAGGTTCTCTCCGAGGCAACTGGTAAGGGTATCAACCGTTCGCTGATTGTATCAGGACCTGCTGGTCTTGGTAAGTCGTATACGGTTGAGTCGAAGATGGTTGAGCTTGAGAAGCAGGGTCACAACGTGACCTACATCAAGGGCTATGTCCGTCCTCTCTCCCTCTACCGACTGCTCTACAATGCTCGGTTCGCAAACTGCGTGCTTGTGTTCGATGATTCGGACTCGATCTTCGCAGACGATGTGTCCATGAACCTTTTGAAGGGTGCATGTGACTCTACCGAGCGTCGTAAGCTGCATTGGTTGTCGCGGTCGATCGATAAGATCGAGGATGAAGATGGTGAGCCAATTCCGACAAACTTTGAGTTTGAGGGGTCAGTGATCTTCATTACGAACTACGACTTTGATGACCTCATTGCTCGTGGCTCTAGGCTCGCTCCTCACTTTGAGGCACTTGTCTCAAGATCGCACTATCTTGACCTTGCTATGAAGACGAAGATGGATTATGTCGTTCGTATCAAGCAGGTTGTCAAGGCTGGCATGCTTCGAGAGAAGGGCTTGACGAGTATTGACGAGGCTACAATTGTGGACTTCGTTGAGAAGAACATGGATAATCTCCGTGAGCTTTCTCTTCGTATGGTCATCAAGTTGGCCACGTTGATGAAGATGAATAGTATGAACTGGCAAAAGTTGGCGAAGCAGACTTGTTTTCGTAGCTGTTGACATACATACTAAACTAGCATATAATGCTAGGCCCTGAATAAGACATTGCGCTCTTGTTCAGTTATTTAAAAATACGAATTCCAATTAGGTGCTTCGCGACCTGTCGGCATTAGTTTATTCTTTTCAGACCGACTGGAGTATGTTATACTCGGCTTCCGTTCAGGCAGGCTTAACAGCGACCTTATTAGTTGGGTGTCCCGCCACCCCCTCATTGTAGGTAGGCCAAATTGTACCGGCCCGAGCCGTTTTGTTGTTGTAACGGTGAAAAGTGTGGACCTATTTGTTTATGCCCATGTGGCGGAATTGGTAGACGCAACGGTCTTAGAAGCCGTCGCCGAAAGCGTGGGGGTTCGAGTCCCTCCATGGGCACCAATCGCAGACTGCTACCTGACTTTGTAGCAGCGTGGACTGTCACCACGGAGCATAGTGTGCCGCCGGATTAGTAACCGGCACTTATTATTGGACCCATCGTCTAACGGTTAGGACATTACCCTTTCACGGTAAGAATAGGGATTCGAATTCCCTTGGGTTCACCACTTTATGGATCGTTAGCTCAGCTGGTAGAGCATTTGACTCTTAATCAACAGGTCGTAGGTTCGAACCCTACACGGTCCACCATTTTACCGGATTGGTATAACGGAATTACAGCGGTCTCCAAAACCGTTAACGGGGGTTCGACTCCCTCATCCGGTGCCAGCATACATATTATTTTTGGCGCGTAGATCAGCGGTAGATCAGCTGACTGTTAATCAGCCTGTCGGTGGTTCGATCCCACCCGTGCCAGCCATCTTGGTGACCTGCAGATGCATCTGACGGGTTCATCCTATCAGTGTTGAGGCTTTTCCGTTTCGGGAGCACTGATTGAAGTATGAGGCAGAACGGAATGCATTCTATGTTGCGTGGGGGCATAGATAAGAACGAACCTTAAATGGTAGCCCACGCCTTATTAGGGGCCTGTAGCTCAGTTGGGAGAGCGCCAGCTTTGCAAGCTGGATGTCGCAAGTTCGATCCTTGTCAGGTCCACCATATTTGTTGCTTGCAAGCCCAGAGGCAAGATCGTGCGTTATGTAACTATCACAATAAACTGTAATCAATTGTAAATCAGTTGAGTCGATAGCATAGAGTGCAAGCAACAAACTTACGTGCCATCTAGT